GTAGACAGAACCTTCCTGTCAGGGAATAAAGTATCTGACTGTGGGCAACTGGTTAAGTTAGGAGGGTGCGAATCCCTAACCAGTCCTTCTATAGATGGAGCCGCTGCTTCAGTAGTGGAATGCACCTGGGCAAGAAGTACTGATCAGGCTTACCAGGGGACTTACAGTTATAAGTTTACCCATACAGGAAGTTCAGCTAAAAGTTATGCGTATTTACAGGATGGAACGGCTACCAGCGATCTCCACGGATTGGTGCCAGGCGTAGAGTATACATTAGAAATGTGGGTGAAATTAACGACCATTCCTTACGCTGAATTTCGTCTTTCTTTAGCTGACTATCAGTCAAGCTGGGCAGCTACCGAAAAGGAGACAGTAAATAGTACGGGTTGGCAAAGAGTGTTTGTAACCAGAACAATAAGGTCTGCGGCTACAGGAGTAAGTTTATATTTAGGTGCAAACGTAGACACGGAAACTTCAAGTGGCGAGATAGCATATGTAGATAATATCAGATTATACCCAACAGGGTATCAAAACAGCAATAACAACTGTCTATCTGACAGTGGAACAGGGACATTATATTAATGAATTCATGGGGAGTAATCAAACCAAACTCAATTATCATACCAAACGATGGCGATATAGGATCAGCAGGTGCTAACGATGCTATAAAAATAGATTCAGACGGTAACATCACTTTAGTAGGAAATTTGGTAGTAGGTAGTACCAAAGGAATAGACTTTAGCGCTGTTTCAACCTCTGGGTCGGGTTCTGCAAGTGCGCTACTTGATGATTACGAAGAAGGCTCTTTTACCGCTATCATAGGTGCAACTGGTAGTAACCCAAGCATTACTTATGACCTTCAAGAAGGAAGGTATGTTAAAATAGGCAGACAAGTAACCTGCTGGTTTCAGATTCATGTAAATACAGCATATTCAACAGGTTCAGGGTATTTAGTGTTAAAAACCTTGCCATTTACAGTAAGTAATGACGTAGCCGAATCTGGAGGTAGTATTGGAAGAGCAAATGGATGGTCTGGAGATCACCCTGTAACCATGCAAGCAGGTGCAGGACAGGCTTATGCGTTTTTTAGCGGAAACTTTGAAAACGATATGTTAAACGGTACAGACGATTTAGGAAGCGGAGCGCATGTTACCGGATGCATATCCTATTTAACGTGAGGTACATATGGCTTTAGCAGAAACAAGCGCTATAGATAAAATAGAAATAGTTACAGTGGGTGACTATAAGATGATTCAGCTCAGGACATCTACCGTTATTACCAAAGACGGTGTACAGATAGCCCAAAGTTACCACAGACGGGTAATAGCACCTACTGATAACTGGTCTAACGAAACTTCTGAGGTACAGGCACTGTGCAACCAATATCACACTAGTTCGGCAATAACTGCTTACAGGGCGGCTATTGCAGCGAGAGGATAATGGAATCAGTAACTAGTATCGCATCACAAATGGCTGTAGGTATTAGTCCGACTTTAATCATGAACGCTGTTGGGCTGATACTGTTGTATTCATTGTTTCAAACTTTAACGGCAGTGATACGAAGGTACATTTTGTATTTCAGTATTCGCAGTAGTAGCCTTGGTTACCAAAGTAGGATTATAGTTGATGACGTTGAGTACCGACTTGTAAGAATAGACAAGAAGTCAGTACATCTATCTGACACTACGATAGACTTGTTCGTGCCTCTTGAGGCTTGGCAGGTCATGGTGAAAAAAATACCCAAGACGTAAGGAGCGCACATGATTGGACAGCGGTCAACTTCTCTTGCAGAAAGAAAAGAAATCTATAACTATGGTTGCTATTTTCTGAGTTTAACCATGATGGCATGGGAACACGGTCAGGTAGGGAGTACGATAGCTCCAGACAGGATCATTACAGGTTACGATGCCTTAGTAAGGTCAGGAGCCATGAGAAAAGACTGTTACATTGAATCAGCACAGGCAATAGTAGACTATTGGGGTGGTTATTTAAAATTTTTAGGTAAATTTGCTGCTGATTACGAGTTAGCAGACGATGAAGTAGCGGTAGAGTTATGGAAATTAAAAAGACCCGCTCCCAAAGAATGGTGGTACCACTTCGTGTACGGCACCTACGATCCCTGGCAGAAATCTAAAACCAGAAAGTTCGGTGAATTAGACAGCTACCGTGTGTTTAAACAGTTAAATCCATTAAAAAAATAAAAAACCCTGCCGGAGTAGGGTAGATGATGCTGTATAACATTTATTAATTAAAGGAGTAAATGAAAAGTATCTCTCCGGCAGGGAAGAGTTAATGGACTTTGGAGGAAATCCAATAAGGGATGGTACATGTTTAATGGAAAGAAGTCAATTATTTTTATGGTTATTTTGTCCATTGTTTTGGTTAGTGGCGGATTCTTTATTGGCAGCAGAAGCGGAAGGGGTGACATCGGCAACCTCAGAGACACAAACAGAGAGCTTCAGAGAAGTTTGGAACAGTCTAAAATCACAGTTAAAGAAATTGAAACTAAACTTGATGCAAGCCGAGAAGAGCTTGGAAACCTCAAAAACTCTCTTGAAGGACTCGGAAGCGCATTCGACGAACTTGGAATTGCAATTACAGGAGGTCTTAACGACTTCAACAGCATTGACCGATCAATTGAACTCATCGAGCATTATCTTAAAAGAGCAGGAATCCTCAATAAATAAGTTACAAAATGAACTTGTAATTTGGGGAGTAATTGGTATAGTAATTGGTGCTACTGTAGGTATTCTCTTAGAATGAAAGAGGAGTTTTATGGGAACGGCTTTAATAATAATAACTGGTTTAATAGTTTTCGTGGCTTTATTGTGTCCAATAATTTCATTATTCGATAACACTAGGTTTGACAAGAAATTTAAAAAGAAATAAAGTCAAATAACTTTGGAGGAAGTTAAAAATGCCACGCAAGACAATAGCGAAACGTAAAGTCCCTTTTACTATAGTAGAAGATCATGTATTAACTGATGAATCGATAACGGGTTCAAGTAAATTAGTGTATGTCATGCTATGCCAACATGCTGACAAAGATGGGAAATGTTATCCGTCTTTAGCCAGGTTAGCTAAACTATGCAGTCTTTCAAGACCCACGATAATAAAAGCTATCAGGTCTTTAGAAGGACACAAAAAGTTATTTGTAGACAAAACTACCGGTAAAAGTAACATCTACTGGATAGGTGACCAGTCAAATACAGACACTGGTACCAGTAAAAATAAAGCACACGAACTAGATTCAGATAACTATATATTTAGTAGTAAGGAATTTACTGATTTATGGAGAAAGTATGCTGGTCTTTCTTATCGTATTTTACCATTAGAATATAAACTAGCGAAAAAGGATATTCAGGAAATCGGTGGCATTGATCAACTGAAGAAGGTCATAGCAAGAGCATTCAAACGAGATATCTTTCCTTTCAATAAAAACGAACCAATCACCTATAAAATAGTGCATAGTCATTTATCATCACTTCTTAACAGTGAACCGACAGAGAAAAAGGATCCGAGTTGTCCTGCTTGTGGAAGCAAAGGTTACGCCAGTTTAGGCGGCGGTAGATATGAATGCAATAAATGCGAAACTGTGTGGAAGGAGTAATTATGCCTACATTTGAAAGTATGTTTAGGGAAACTAACAAAAGAAAAGAACGATTATGTCACCACAGGATAAAGGACTATCCTGAGACTGACAGTAGACACCATGACATAGAAAACAGGTGTCAAAATAAAGTAAGGAACGGCAACATCTATTGTAAAGAACACAAACATCTTTACCATCACGATGACGCAAGGGGACAATAGTTATTATGGGGGAATCCGAAATTTTAGCAGCTATGCTCTGCGACCCAGGTTGCATTGGAAGAGTAGTAGCATTAATAGAACCAAGGGATTTTGCGGAACCAGAAGACCGTAAATTATATCAAGCCATTTTAGCCGTAAGTAAAGACGGGTTACGACCAGATACTTCTTTATTGGTAAAGAAGGGCATACCTTTATCCAGAATTATGGAACTGGAAGGAGAGTTTGCTTCTTCGTCTAACATTGAACACTACTGTCAAATGCTAAAAAAAGAAAGAATTATGCGCCAATTAGGGTTGGCAATGGAGAAAGAGAAAGACCCTTTAGAGGTGTTCGATTTTTTGCAAACAGAAATGAGAAACCTAAAACCACCAAAAGAAGACACGTTTAAAGACCTGTTGGGACAGGCATTAGAACAGATGAAGACAGGTGGAACCAGAGGAATAGGTACAGGCATACCGCTATTAAACCGCTGTACAAACGGACTACAAAAAGGTCACTTTATCGTGCTTGGTGCAAGACCGGCGGTTGGAAAGACTGCCCTCGCTGTAAATCTTGCATCACACATCAGAAAAGAACACAAGGTTAGCTTCTTTTCTTTGGAAATGCCGGCTCTGTCAATCGCACAAAGAATACTGTGTTTGGAATCCAACATACCTTTTTCACGACTTATTAGAGGGAAAGTAGACGCTGACGAGAAGAGAAGGTTACAGGATGCTTTCAAGATTTTAAGCAACAGTGGAGTTTTCATCCATGCAGGAGACAGTAGGATGGCTACCATAAAAGAGCAAATACGCAGAGATGTGGAAGAGGGAGCAAAATTGGTGATAATTGATTACCTTAATTTGATCTCTGGCGTAAGCGGTAGACAACGCTGGGAGATGGTCGGTGAGATAACCAGGGAAATCAAACTCACAGCTATGGAGAGAAAGATACCCATTATCGGGTTGGCACAGTTGGGTAGGGTTGCTGAAAAAGAGAAGCCTACCTTGGCTGATTTGAGAGAGTCAGGGTCGATAGAACAGGACGCAGATCTAGTAGGTCTGCTCATCAGGGAGAGGGACTCAGAGGAAGCCATTCTTGATGTCGCTAAAAACAGACATGGTGCGCCAAGAAAAATAAACTTGACGTTCAATGCAGAGTTAATGGTATTTAGCCAGGAGGGAATATGACATCAGAGGATGCAAAGAAAATAGTAGCGAGCTTACAGGGTTTTCGTGACCGTTTAAACATCACTATGAGTGACCTGAACGGAGCCTTGGATGATTTTATTGATTCGATTATGGTAGCGGTAGGAGACATGGACAAAGCGTTTCCAGGGGAGAGAGGAACCGGTAAAGAATTATTTGAAAATCCCAAAAAAGAGGTTACCGATAAAGAAGTTAGCGATGTGTTTGATGAAAAAAGTGAAGAAGAATGGGACTTTTAGCTTGCTTTGTATGTATAACAAGTATATGATAAACCGATGCGTATAAAAAGCAAAACCGTTCTATTACGAATGGAACCTGATTTACATCAGGAACTGGACTTGATTGCCGCTAAAAAGTATGGAGACAATCTCTCAATGGCAATTCGAGGGCTACTTAGGGAAGCCTTAAAAAACCCTGAACTACACGAACAAAGACGTTTTGGCAAGGAGTCACAATGAAAAGAGGCGAAGTTATACAGGCGCTAACCGATATAGTAGATCAAGTGAACCATGTAATAAAAGAGCTACAGCAAAATGGTCATGGTCAGAAAACAGTAACGCCACCCACCGATACCAACACGCCCAAGTTAGGGTTGTCGTTTAACTGTAAAAGCTGCGGAAAAGAAGTTTGGAAACAGATGAGCAAAGCCGGAAAACCTTACTATACCAACTCAGCACAGGCAGGTGGCGGTGATAACAAAGAGAACTTTCATAGCTGTAGACAGGGGACAGTAGAGTAATGCCTCTAGGCTGGCTGGAACATGGAGGGAAGAAGTACAGCCTGGAAGAAGTAGAAAATGGAGCATTAGCAGAATACTACCCTAAAACCTATTTAAACCAAGTGCTGTCACAGCGTGAGTGGACTGGCATACCGTCAGTAACGCAACTACTTAATGGGACAAGACAAGAATACCTCAAAATCATGACCGAGTGGGGGTACTCTCCAGATGATGCCGCTTGGCTTGTTTTGGGGATTGGAGCGCACAAGAACTTAGAGAATAGTGCGCCTGAAGAAGCAGACGCTGAATTAAGTTTGCGCACTGACTATGTTACTGGTATTACCGACCTCTTAGAGGAAAAGCCTGATGAAACCTGGAGAATTGTTGATTACAAGACACTAGGCTCTTACAAGGTGAAAATGCTCAAGAGTCAGTCTGCGTGGTTTGACTATGGGATGCAGGTAAATATGTACCGTATTATGGCGCAAGAACAGTTTCCCAACCGTGACATAAACGAGATGAAACTTTTTGTAATTGTGCGTGACGGCGGTACGTTCTCGGCGAAGAAAAACGGAATAGAAGAAACTAATAAGTTTTTAGACGTTCCCTGGTATGACGATGACGAGGTGAAAACCTTCTTTAAAGAAAAGAGGGATGCGTTAGTCAACGCTGTCACCAACAAAGAACTTCCTATTAAATGTACCGATCGGGAAACGTGGAATGGACGAAGATGCAACGGCTATTGTCCGGTAGCTAATGCTTGCAAGGCAACATGGTAATTTGGGCAGCCTTAATAGGATATTTTCTGTTAGGGCTGCTCATCTGGGTGGTAACACGAAAAGATAAATGAGCAGAGTCTGGAATTTAACAGAAATAGAGAAAGTATTTAACCAGTGTGGACTTGACAACTTTTCAAGTTTTGCGGCTAAACTGTTTAAACTTGGTACAAACAAACGCAC